TAAGGTTGGATGAGACCACGCACTCGGTTAATCAGCTGATAACCCATCCGATAAGGGCTGGCACTGATCCCATCCATACCTACCCCACCAGTCTGGCTCACTTGACGTGCTTGCCAGATATCGACAGCAAGAATCATCGCTGCCTCCCGAATGGCGGGTATCGCACTGTAATCATCTTCTTTAGTGTCTTGTCCAGATGCTTTACCACTTGGAATAATGCGATGGAATGGATCGTTTGCGTGTACCTTTGCAAACTGAATAAATGAATATCCGTTAGGCCATGAATAGTTAGTAAAAAATGACCAAAATGCTGTAGTAATACTTACAGGAATATTAATGCCAGGTATTGTGCCAGTAATAACATGTTGTCCACCATAGATATTGCCACAGCCTTCTACACTAATTGTTTGACCTTTTACAAATATACCTGGGTTTGCTAATACTAATGTGGCTACATTGTTTTCTAATCCAGCTGCCACTACTGGTGCATCGTTAAACCATAAATATTGTTTTAATAAATCTTCTGCAGTTTGACAAACTTCTTCTACTGTTGCATCGGAGTAGAGAGAACCAATACCGAGATTCGCTCTTAATTCGCTCTTGGTCACGTAAACAGCGGCCATGCTCTACTCCTTTGCTAATAGCTCTCTGGGGCTAGGGCTACTAAACCCCAGAGATTACTGATTTACTTAATTAAGCCTTTGCGTACTTGATGATTCCGTAAGGCATCTTGGCGATTGTTGCCATAAATCCGTAGATCGCAACTTGTACCTGTAGGTTAGATACAACGTTTACAGACATGAATGCCTGTGGTGAGCGATATACAGTGAATGCTTCTGGTGCAAGGATTACAGCTGATCCATCATCAAATGTGGTTGCTGAGAAGTTCTTATCTACGTATAGATCAAGACCTAATACATTTCCACGAATTGAAGAAGGTGCAACTTGTCCAGCTGCGTTCATTGGTTGAATTGCGTTGTAAATTGGGCGACCAGTTGTATCAGTAGCACCTAATAGCGCTTGATACTGTGCTGGGTTGCCAATGTAGTTCTGTGCAAAGTAACCAGTGTTCTTGTAAATTAATGATGCTGCTTCTGATGAATAAGCGATAATTCCATCACTGTCAGCTGTTGTAGCTGATCCGTTTGTGCCTGCTGCTAACAATGCTGTTAATGCAGCTGTATCGATAGCTGTCAAATAAGCATTTTGTAATTGCTGTGTTAGCTCTGCATAAAAGCCAGGATACCCCGCCCTCTCCAGTAGCTCAACGCTGAGCGTATTCATGCCACTGTATTTTTGGACTGTGCCTGTAAGATAGACGGACTCCATCCCGACATTAGCAACTGCACCTGCTTCTGCCTCTACAGTTACTGAAGGTGCAACACCTGTACCACCAGCTGCGCTGGTTACAAGTGAAGGGACACTTATTGTCATACCAGTATTAGGCAAGACACCTTGTGAACATGCATCGATTGTAGGTGTACCAAAACGTGTGTTTGTTACAAACTCTGTTAGGTATTGTGTTGGATTAAATGCTGGGTTAGTTGAGAATGAATCATCTGCTGCAGCGATGTACAGTTTTGACTCATCTGATCCTAATGCAGCCTTAATTTTGTGCTCTGTGTATGAAGCCATTGATGTGATTGGCGTACGTACAGTTGTTTGAATTAATGGTGCTGTAATTACTGGGCGAGCAGCTTCTACTGTAGGAGTAGCAGCCTCTGCCTTTGCTTCTTGTGGCGCTGTTGCTAAATCTTCCACAGGAGCCTCGCTTTCTGTTGTTTGGTTTGTGTCCTCTGCTTCGTTTTCACTAGCAGCAACTTTAGTTACTTGTGCAGCGCTAAACGCTGGTGATTCAACTAGGCTAACTTCACGTAGAGTTGCGCTAGTTACATATAAATAATCTTTTTTCTGTATTGACTTGTTTACATCTACGCCTACAGATAGGCCGTCAATTAATTGCTCGCCAGCGAGGATTAAAGCATCCTGGCCTTGCATAGATGAGCTAATTTTGAATGATGCATAAATGCCGTCTTCTGCCTGGTTAAATTTTTGCATACGACCTATTGGCTTTTCTGGTCTGTGCTGCATAAGCATCTTTACTTTGCCTGGATCGCCAATTTCTATTGACCCTTTAGCAAAAACGACCTTACCAACGGAAGTATTACCTACCTCTTCGAATGGCACGATCTTGCCAGCAATAACTCTGCGCTCTGTATCGGCAGCTTCTACCTGGCTACTGAATGTAAGTATCATCTTCTACTTCTCTTCCGTTAGGTGTTAGGCTTTCCATTTCTTTGGCATCTTCTACATCTATCAGACCCAAAGTTAACATTTTTTCTAATGCTTCCAAGCGCTTCATAGTGTCAGCTCTTAGGAATGACTCCTCGATTGCAAATTTTACGACATGTCCTCTTGGTGTTACGTCGTCCATACTGAGACGATCCTCAATGGCGCATATAAATGGCTGTAATGAATATGCTACAAATTCTTTACGGCCATCAATAATATTCTGGTAAGTCATTGAGTTATTCATATCTGCGCTTATGTAATATGCAGGTACATTCATGGCACGTGCAATTTGTGTTGCTAAATATTGTTGTGCCTCGTTATACATCATATCTTTAGGACTAAATCCTGTGCTTTCATAAGACAAGGTTGAAGTTAAATATGCTGTTGATCTATTTTGACGGCTTTGCTTCCATTGTGCTAATAATCCAGATACTTGTGCCTCTGGTAAATCTGCGCCAGTGTTTTTAATGTAACCACTTGGCATTGGAGTTTGTGCAGATACGGCTGCGGCTTTTTCAATATCTAAAGCGCTTTGAATTGTACGTGCAGCTGTAGTTAATACACCTTGTGTTAATCCTTGGAATGTGATAAGTGAGCCTAAGCCTGTCATCGGTGCTCTTACACCATCAACAAAATATTCTTCTACTTCTGTACCAAACTTATTTGTTGTAAATGTAACTCTATTGTTTGCTACCCATTCAAAACGTGATGGGCGCATATCATCTGCATATAATTCTGTAACTCGCCAATATGCAACGCCATAAAATAGGAGACTATCGACAGTCCATGAAATTGTGACGGATCGTGGTTGCCGATAGTCTGGCTGCTCTATCCATAGAGGGTTTCCCAGTTCCTCACCATTTGACTTCTTGTAAAGCTTCAATGGCAAGTAGGAAACTACACCAGCTATTAAATTTCTGCAACGTGCAACTGCAGGTACTTGCATCGCATAATTACGATCTAATCCACCAGGGAAATTACCAACACCAGTTGTAAATGAACCATAGCCATAAGCTGTGTCCATAATGGCAGGGGCGTATTGCGCTTGGACAGTTTCAGTTTTTTTGGTTATACCCAAAGCAGACAATAAACCCATATGTATATGTTATACCATAAAACGGACTTTTAGTGCAAGTTAGACATAAATTTGTGCGGTTTGTTGAGGTTTTGTTAATTGACTAACTACCATGGCTAATGATATGGCGGCGGTGACCTCTCCAGCCGATTTGCGTCTGATGATCCTAAAGCCAAAATCTGAGATTTTAGCTGCGCAGTTATTCAAGTGTTGTACTAAGTCTAGTTGGCCTGAATGCACCATTGTGCCTTGTGCTAGGGCGTTTGCTAAATCCGAACACGCCTGGTAAAAGCTCTGGCCGCTTACATCTTGTAATCTCCAGCCACTTTGTTCTAATTTAGTCGCAACAGTTTGCGTGGCGTACTTGTCAAAGCAAATCATAAACGGATGATATTTTCTAGCCCATTCATTTATGTCGCTTGCCATTTTCATTTCATCTATTGCAATATCGCTATGCCATAATTGAGCTAAACCTACAGCTATCTTTCCGTCTTTTAATTGACCCATAACTAAAGCGCCAGAACGTCTAGTCGGTGCAATATCAAAGGCCATTATAGTCTGAGGCCCGACAGGTATTTCTAACGTGCTATCACTACATGCTTCTATTGATCCATAAGCCCATGGGCTAACGGCTGAACTTATCCACTGACAAAGCATTTCTGTGCGAGTAGCTTCAACACTGTTAGTGCTTACGGATTCTTCTAATGTTTGTTCAGTTATTAAATGCCCCAATGCAGGGTTAGCCATAGCCCATGCTTTGCGATCATGTATTTTGCAATGCTGTGGCGCACTATATTCGTAATATCCTAAATTGTCAGGCGGATATGATAAACAGCGTTCACGTAGATCATTAAGCACAGTACTAAATCCATCACCAGCGTTGCTAGTCATTAATGTCATTGAATTAGGCCTTGCACGTGTTACTGGTAATGCAGCTGTAAAGGCTTCTTCCGACCATTCTCTTAATTCATCTAAATACAGAAAATCTGCAGTCTTACCACGTGGTGCATCACGTGTAGCTGCAGCGATCTCATACCTTGCGCCATTAAGCAAGCTGATAGATTCTTGTCCGTTAGCCAGGCGTATTTGTCTTACTTGATCTTTTAAGAATTGATTATCTTCTATTGTGTAAGCAACTTGTCTAAAAGTATCTAATGCCATATTTCTATTGGATGACATGCCCAGGACATTCTTAGAACCCCATAAGAATAAATGGCTAAGGATTAACATACGGGCTAGATGTGTCTTGCCGTTTTGACGTGCTACCAGTAATAGAGCTGTTTTTTTGCGCCAGTTATTGTCATCATCGATGGTCAATAAGTCCTGGAGTACCCAGCGCTGCCAAGGGATTAAAGGTAAGCCTATTTTGTCAGCTAAATCGGACACTTCTTGTAATTTACTATTGCCTTTTAATAACGGCGTGTGGATTCTAGGCTCAGTGCTGCCAATT